GCTGCTGTTACAACTATGACTAATTTTAGTATTTATGGTTCTACTTTAATATCAAAAACTGATTATGATGCTTTATTACTTAGATTAGCAGCAACCGCTACTAATACAGGGGTTACTTTAACAGTTACAAATTCAAAATATACTCTTGGTGGAGCAGTAGAAACCGCTAGAGATACTACTTTAATAGCTGGAAGAAGTTGGACTATAAATGATGATGGAGGAGTTTAAAATAATATTATGGGACATATAAGTAAAACACAAAAAACAAGATGGTTCTGTGCTGAAACAGCAGGAAATGCTCACGTATTTGGTATCACAGCATTAGGCAGCGTTTTAGATACAGGTCAACCTGAATTAGAGGTTTTTTTAACAGAAGATGAATTAGAAATATATGTAGATTCAGAATTAGGTGCAGGTGCTTATAAAGAAGCTGTAGAAACTGGAAGTTATAGATTTATGGGTATTAGTCAAAAATATCCAGCACCAACATTAATATAAATACTAACATGAAGTTAGAACAAAACAAACAATAAATTTAATTAAATGAAAATTAAAGAAGAACAATTAGAGACAATTAGAAAACATAGAACAGAGTTAAATAACTTATTAAATGATATAGGATATTTAGAAACTCAAAAACACGGATTAATGCATCAGGTAGCGGAAACAAATAAAAAAGTTGAAGATTTCAAAACTGAATTATTCGAAGAATATGGAGCTGTTAATATTGATATAGAAAAAGGCACTTATACACTGGTGGAAAAAGAAGATAAAAAAGAAACATTAAAAGTAGTGGAAAGTGTCTAAAGTTATTAGAAAAATAAGTATAGGTTCTGATTACAAAAACGATGCAATGCATTATTCTGTAGGTCAAGAAGTATACGGGGGTCATCGTATATCTAATATTATATTTATAGAAAATGATAATTCATATAATATATACATATCAAAAAAAGACGAAGAATTACCTTGGAAAAAATTTAATTCTAATATGGCAATAGCTGTTGAATTCGATTTAGTATATAATGAATAGTTTATATGATTTTATCATAGAACCATTACAAAGTAGATATAATAATGAAAAAAAAATAGGAGATAAAACTCTTGTTTTAAACACTAATATAGAAAACTTTAAATCAGTTAGTAAAGAGGCGAAAGTTGTGGCTATTCCTTCTGCCTTTAAAACTCCTATAAAAATAGGAGATATTGTCATTATACATCATAATGTATTTAGAAGATTTTATGATATGAAAGGTAATGAAAAAAATAGTAGATCTTATTTTAAAGAAGATTTATATTTTTGTGCTTATGATCAAGTCTATGCTTATAAAAGAAATAACAAATGGAATTGTTTTTTAGATAGATGTTTTGTAAAACCAATTATTAATAGATCTAAGGTTATTAATCAAGTAGAAGAATATTGTACCGGAATTGTTAAATATGATAATAAAGATTTAAACAACTTAGGTATAAATATTGGAACGTTGGTTACATTTAAACCTAATCGTGAATTTGAGGTAATTATTGACAATGAACGATTATATTGTATGAAATCAAATGATATCGTAATTAAACATGAATACAAAGGAGACGAAAAAGAGTATAATCCAAGCTGGGCAAGTTGCAGTTAATGAATTAATAAAGGTTGCCAAAGAACCAATAGTCGACTCCGGAGACGATGTCTCTGCTGATAGACTAAAGAATGCGGCGGCAACAAAAAAACTAGCTATATTTGATGCTTTTGAAATTCTTAATAGGATGGAAGAAGAAGAAGCAATATTAGAAGGTAAAACAAAGGAAGATGACAAACCTAAAAGATCTTATTCTATTTCACCTGAAAAAAGATCTAAATAATGAAGTACCAACAAACATTATTTAAGATAATAAAAGATGTAGTTAACCCTAAAATCTTAAAAAAGAATAATAGGTTCAAGAAATGGGAGTATGGTTACAATGCAGATTACGATTTCGTTATAATAAGTAAAACAGGACAAATTGGGGAAATCATTGAAATTCAAAATCTCAGAATTGCTTTACCAGCAGTTAACAAAGCGTTTAAAAGAAGCGAGAAAAAAGAAGAGCAATATTGGGAGAAACAACCATATCCAAAAGAATTAAGTAGAATTAAAAGTACTTTTGAATGGGATGAATATCCACTAGAATTTAAAGAAAAGTGGTTTGATTATATCGAAGAAGAATTTAATAGAAGAGAAGAAGGGTATTGGTATTATAACAATGGTACTCCTAATTATATCACTGGTACTCATTACACATATTTACAGTGGTCAAAAATTGATATTGGATCAGCAGATTATAGAGAATCAAATAAATTATTCTTTTACTTCTGGGAAGCTTGTAAAGCAGATACTAGATGTTACGGAATGTGCTATCTTAAAAACAGACGATCAGGATTTTCATTCATGGCTTCAGCAGAACTTGTTAATCAAGCCACAATGTCCAGCGATTCAAGATTTGGAGTATTATCCAAATCAGGTGCAGATGCTAAGAAAATGTTCACGGATAAAGTTGTACCTATCTCAGTTAACTATCCATTCTTTTTCAAACCCATCCAAGATGGTATGGATCGTCCTAAAACCGAATTGGCATATAGAATCCCAGCTTCTAAATTAACTAGAAGAAAACTGGATTCTGGAGAAAAACTAGAAGAGCTAGATGGATTAGATACAACTATAGATTGGAAAAATACTGGAGATAATAGCTATGATGGTGAAAAATTAAAACTATTAGCTCACGATGAAAGTGGCAAATGGGAGAGACCAGATAATATTAAAAATAACTGGAAAGTAACAAAAACTTGTTTACGATTAGGTAGAAGAATTATTGGTAAGTGTATGATGGGATCTACAAGTAATGCTTTAGATAAGGGAGGTCAAAACTTTAAAGACATTTATAATAGTTCAGATGTTCTTAATAGAAATAGAAACGGTCAAACTAAATCTGGTTTATATTCGTTTTTTATTCCAATGGAATGGAATTATGAAGGTTATATTGACATGTATGGTATGCCAGTGTTTGATACTCCAAAAAAACCTATAATAGGTATTGATGGATTACCTATAAATATAGGTGTTATAGAATATTGGGATAATGAAGCAGATGGTTTAAAAGATGATCAAGATGGTTTAAATGAGTTTTATCGCCAATTTCCAAGAACTGAAAAACACGCGTTTAGAGATGAAACGAGAGGTAGTTTATTTAATCTTGTTAAAATTTATCAACAAATAGATTATAATGAAGGTGTAAATAATATGGCTAATATTTCTCAAGGAAACTTTCAATGGGAAAATGGCGTAAAAGACACTACAGTAGTTTTTCACCCTAATAAAAGTGGTAGATTTAAAATATCATGGGTTCCACCTAAAAATCTTCAAAATAGAGTGATACTAAAGAATGGTGTTAAATATCCTGGTAATGAACATATAGGAGCTTTTGGATGTGACAGTTATGATATATCGGGTACTGTTGATGGTAAAGGTTCTAATGGAGCTTTACACGGTTTAACTAAATTTAGCATGGAAGACGCGCCTCCAAATCATTTCTTTTTAGAATATATTGCTAGACCACAAACAACAGAAATATTTTTTGAAGATATGTTAATGGCTTTAATGTTTTATGGAATGCCATTACTTTGTGAAAATAATAAACCAAGATTGCTTTATTATTTAAAACGTAGGGGATATAGAGGTTTTTCAATAAATAGACCAGATAAAGTTTGGAATAAACTATCAGTGACAGAAAAAGAAATCGGTGGAATACCTAATTCAAGTGAAGATATAAAACAAGCACATGCCGCAGCTATAGAATCTTATATAGAAACTTATATAGGATTAAAAGGTGATTCATATGGAGATATGTATTTTCAAGATACATTAGAAGATTGGGCTCGTTTTGATATTAATAAAAGAACTAAGCACGATGCATCTATAAGTTCAGGTTTAGCTATAATGGCATGTAATAAAAATATGTACAAACCGATTGCTAATCGGACAGTTAGATATATTGATTTAGGAATAAAGCAATACGATAATAATGGAATTGTTTCAAAAATTAGAGAATAAATGATTTATACTAATACAAATAGTTCTTTCCCAGATCAGGTGGTACCTGAAATGGAAAAAGAAAGTTGGGAATATGGCACACAAGTAGGTAGAGCTATAGAAGGAGAGTGGTTTGGTCCTAATTATGCTGGGGCTAGATATGCTAATAATTATAATTCATTTCACCAAAGAAGACTTTATGCAAGAGGTGAGCAATCTGTTGAGAAATATAAAAATGAGTTATCAATAAATGGTGATTTATCTTATTTAAATTTAGATTGGAAACCAATTCCAATTTTATCTAAATTTGTAGATATTGTAGCTAATGGTATTTCTGAAAAAGATTATGACATTAAGGCGTTTGCTATTGATCCAGTATCTAGGAAACAAAGAACTGATTACGCAGCTGTATTACAAAGGAATATAGCTTTACAAGGATATATACAATCAACAAAACAACAATTAGGAATTGATATATCTAATATAGAAGATCCAGAAAATGCACCTAAAACTCAAGAAGAATTAGATATACATATGCAACTTGATTATAAGCAAAGTATAGAAATTGCTGAAGAATGTGCTATAAATAATACTTTAGAAAGAAATAAATTTGAACTTATAAAAAGAAGGTTAAATAGTGATTTAACTATATTAGGTATTGGTGCTTTAAAAACTGGGTATAATAAAGCCGAAGGTATTATTGTTGATTATGTAGATCCAGTAAACTTAATATATTCGTATACAGAAGATCCTAATTTTGAAGATATATATTATGTTGGTGAAGTAAAATCTATAAGTTTACCTGAATTAGCAAAAGAATTTCCAGATTTAACAGAACATGATTTAGAAGAAATACAAAAATATCCAGGTCCAACTAATTATCTTAGAAATCAAGGAGGAGATAATTCTATACAAGTTCTTTATTTTGAATATAAAACTTTTCAAGATCAAGTATTTAAAATAAAATACACCGATCAGGGATTAGAAAAAACATTAGAAAAACCAGATACTTTTAATCCACCAAAAAGTGATAATTTTGATAGAGTATCTAGAACAATAGAAGTATTATATAGTGGTGCAAAAATATTAGGTCATAACAAAATGTTAAAGTGGGAGTTATCTAAAAATATGACTCGACCTAAGTCTAATTTATGCAAAGTTAATATGAATTATGTTATCTGTGCCCCTAAGATGTATAAAGGTAGAATAGAATCTATAGTTAGTAAAACAACAGGTTTTGCTGATATGATTCAATTAACACATTTAAAGATTCAACAAGTTTTATCTAGAGTAGTTCCTGATGGTGTTTTTCTAGACGCTGATGGATTAGCAGAAGTTGATTTAGGCAATGGTACTAATTATAATCCTGCAGAAGCCTTAAACATGTACTTTCAAACAGGTAGTATAATAGGTAGATCATTGACGCAAGATGGAGATCTAAATCATGGAAAAATTCCAATACACGAATTACACTCATCTGGGAGTCAACAAAAACTTAATGCTTTAATTCAAACTTATCAATATTATTTACAAATGATAAGGGATGTAACAGGTTTAAACGAAGCAAGAGATGGTAGTATTCCTAATGAAGACACTTTAGTTGGATTACAAAAACTAGCTGCTGCAGCATCTAATATTGCTACTAAACATATATTAAATGCTAGTTTATATTTAACACTTAGGGCATGTGAAAATATTACATTAAGAATATCTGATTCTTTAGAATTTGATTTAACTAGAGAAGCTTTAAAAGATAGTATAAGTGCATATAATACTGCTACTTTAGATGAATTACATAATTTACATTTATATGATTTTGGTATATTTTTAGAATTAGAACCTGATGAAGAAGAAAAACAAATGTTAGAGCAAAACATTCAAATGGCACTTCAGCAAAATCAAATATTTTTAGAAGATGCTATAGATATTCGTAGTATTAA